ACAAGATGAAGCGAAGGAGGCTAGAGATGCCAGCAACCGTCAAAGGCGGCGTTGAACTTCGCAAGGCACTTCGTAACTTCGCTCCTGAATTAGGCAAAGAAACACAGAAGGAAATTGCTAGCGTTCTTAAGCCTGTTGTAAAAGAAGCTAGAGGATTCGTCACTACCTCGCCTTTAAGCAACTGGGCTAGAGAAGGTGGCAAGTTTCCTGTATTTAATGCATCTATTGTAAAGCGTGGCATTGGTTACAAGACAACACCATCAAAGCCTAATCGCAGAGGCTTTACAGCATTAGCACAGATTCGCAACCGTTCAGCAGCTGGTGCTATTTATGAAACAGCAGGTCGCCGCGCACCAGGGACAAAGCCTTCATCTCGTCCTAACTTTGCTCAGGCGATGAGCCCACTTACAGGATCAGGCAAAGAGCGTGGTCGCTTGATTTACAAAGCTTGGGAAAATGACCAAGGCAATGCTACAAAGGCTGTATTAAAGGCTATAGACAATGCTGGCAAGACTTTCAATCGAATGGTAGGCACTCGCTGATGGCTAATGTAGTAATTGATATTGCAGCCGAATATACCGGCAATAAAGCATTTAAGCAGGCAGAAACTGCTACACAGAAACTTGAAAAGTCCGTTGCTAAATTAGGCAAGCAACTTGCTGGAGTCTTTGCTGCATCTAAGTTATACGCATTTGGTAAGCAGTCAGTCAAAGCATTTGCAGCTGATGAGAAGGCTGCACGATCACTAGCCTTAGCCCTAGCCAACACAGGCAACGCCTTTGCTTCCATCGAAGTTGAGAAGTTTATTGGTGATTTACAACGCGCTACTGGCGTTCTTGATGACAACCTTCGACCAGCCTTTAGAACCCTTCTTACAGCTACAGGCGATGTTAAGAAGTCACAAGATGGTTTAGCTTTAGCTCTTGATATTGCAGCAGGTACAGGCAAAGACTTAGGTGCCGTATCTATGGCACTTGCAAAGGCTTATGGAGGGCAGACAACAGCCCTTAGCCGTCTAGGTGCAGGTTTATCTAAAGCCACTCTTGCATCTGGTGACCTAGATTTAATTACTAGCGAACTAACAAAGAAGTTCTCTGGTCAGGCATTAGCTGCTGCCGAAGGCTATTCAGGAGCAATCGCCAAGCTTACAGTTGCATCTAATAACGCCAAAGAGATTATCGGCAAAGACCTTCTAGATGCCATGCAGATGGTGGCGGGAGAAGAAGGCATTGGCGGAGCAACAACCGCAATGGAAAGTTTTGCCACTCAAATTGGTAATGCAATCTATGGCATTGGTGTTCTTACAAAAGCAATTAAATCTATACCAGGTGCAGGATTCATTGGTGATGTTTTAGCTGCTGGTACTCAGATTTCAGGAATTGGACTTCTTTCTAGATTAGGTGCATCAAGTAAAGCGCGTTCAGCAGGCACTCCAGCCCAATCGCCTGGACAACGCAAAGCCATTGATAAAGCCAATGCCGATGCAATTAGACTGCAAAAGTCCAAGAACACTTTATCTAAAATTGATAACGACAATACTGCTAGAAAACTAGTTCTCACAGGCGATCAGTTAGCCCTTCTTGAACTAGAGAAGAAGTTCGATGTAGAGCGCATTGGCTTATTTGCTGCCATGAATCAGGCAACTGATGGAGAAACAAAGATGCGCCTTTTATCTCTCATTGCTATCAAGGATCAGAACGCTGCTCTTGCTGGTCAAATTATGAATGCCAATAAAGCAACCGATGCTTTAGAAGCATTCCGCCAAGCCATTCTTGCAGCCATTCGAGCATTGCTAGACAAGGTTCAAAACGAACTTGCACAGCTACAAGCTTTGACTGGAAACACTCCAGTTACAGCAGGCACATCAACTTTTATGACCAATGACCCAACAGCGGTATCTGGTGGCATTCCTAACACAGCATTGTCTATGGACTTTGGTGCTGGAACATTTAGAGCTGCTGAATCTCGCACAACAAACATTTCAGTAAATGTTCAAGGCTCAGTTACTACCGAGCGCGATCTGGTCAATGCCATTACTCAAGGCATCTATAACAATCAAGCTTCTGGAATCCCAATCTCCTATACGACTGCGTACAGATAATGGCGTTACCAGCAACCCTTGTTGTTAAGATAAATCTATCGGGTGGAGCATCATTCGGTAACCCGTTTATCTTGGGTACTTCACAGTTAGGTTTTGCTGAACTTGCATCTAGCGTTCCTGTTATTGTCGATGTGTCTGCTCAGACGACTAACATCTCAACTCGCAGAGGGCGTAACCTTTTGCAGGATAATTACGAGTCCGGACAAGCAACTATCAGAGTTGTTGATCCAAACGGTGACTTCAACCCACAGAACACTTCTAGCCCCTATTACGGGCTATTACAGCCACTTAGAAAGATTCAGGCATCTGCTATCTATGGCGGAGTTACTTATGGCTTATTTGGCGGTTACATCACCGAATATCGCTATACCTACCCGACCGGTCAGGAATTGGGATACGTTACCTTTATTGTCTACGATGCATTTCGCTTGATGTATAACTCCAATGTCACAACCGTTACAGGCGGCACAGCAGGGCAGACAACCGCACAACGCGTTCAATCTATCTTGACCATGATTGCCTGGCCGCCTGCCTTTACTAGCATTGGCACAGGTGCTACAACTTGCGTGGCAGACCCTGGCACAACTCGCACAGTCCTAGAAGCAATACAGACTGCCGAGTTCACAGAACAGGGCGCGTTCTACATCGATGAGAATGGCGTGGCAACCTTTAAGGGCAGACAGTTTGTCTACGATGCTCAAGCAGCTAGTCCAACAATCTTCAACCAAAATGGCACAGGAATTAACTATGCAGGAATCACCTTTGCACTCGATGACAAGACAATCGTGAACAAGGCAACTGTGACCCGTATCGGTGGCACAGCCCAGACTAACTCTGATGCCACATCCATTGCTCAATACTTCACACGATCCATTACAGCTACAGATATGCTCATGCAGACTGATGCCAATGCCCTAAGCCTTGCAACTGCCTATGTTGATTCTCGCAAAGAAACATCCATCCGCATTGAAACAATAACCCTAGATTTAATGACTCCATCATATTCAGCAGGCATTACAGCAGCTCTTAGCCTTGACTTCTTTAACACAGTAGACATCACCAATGAGCAACCTGGTGGATCAACTATTCAGAAGAAACTCCAAGTGCAGGGAATTGCTCACAACATCACCCCTAACACATGGACTACTACTATCGCTACACAGGAGCCTTTACTCGATGTTATGTACTAGAATTGACCCTATGAAAGAGGTGTGCTAATGGCTGTTGGATTCCCGACAAAGACTACTTACGCAAACGGAGATGTGTTCTCCGCATCGGACATAAATGACACTAATGGAACAATTAACCTGCTTACTAGCAGCACACTTTCAGTTGCAGCCGCTAAAAATATGGTGATTAACGGCGCAGCAGATTTTTGGCAGCGCGGCACAACTTTTACTAATACAGTTGGATATACGGCAGACCGTTGGTATCAAGCAGCAAGCAGCGTAACTACAACACAAGAAACAACTATTGTTCCGACTGGATTTAGATATTCAGTTAAAGGAACAACAACCGCAACAACACAGCCTTATTGGATGCAGGCAATAGAAACTGCTAATGCAATTCGATATGCAGGTCAAACAGTTACACTTTCTTATTATGCCGCAACAAGCAATTCTTCTAATGTTCTTATTAGATTAGATTACTCAACAAATGTCGATGAGGCTATTGCTGGAACTTACACAACAATTACATCTAACTCAGTTGCTGCAACTGCAACAATGTCGAGAGTATCTGCAACCTTTGCCGTACCTTCAACTGCCAAGACTTTGCGTGTTTTAATTGGCGCGGCTGGTAGCCAAACAATAGGCGTAACTACATCTTTTACTGGTGTTCAAATAGAACTAGGTTCAACCGCCACAACTTTCAGCCGTGCAGGTGGAACTATTCAAGGTGAATTGGCTGCTTGCCAAAGGTATTACTGGCGCAATACACCAGGAACGGCTTATGGCGGTCATTCGGGTATTGCCATCACTAATTCTTCAACAAGCATAAACATAGTTTTTAATAATCCTACTTCTATGCGAATAGCACCAACATCTATTGATTTTGGTAACTTAGCTGTATTTGATACTTCTGTGGTTACTGCAATTTCATCTTTGAGTATAGTTTCTTCACAGTCAAGTATTGGTACAACTTATGTTTCAGCAGGTGGAACTGGATTAGGTTCTCTAGGTAGAGTTCAATATGTACTAAACAATAACAATACTGCTGGATATTTCGGCGCTAGTGCGGAGTTGTAAAAATGGATAATGTTCAATTTGTAGATATAGAAACTCTTGATGGAGTAGAAACGATTGCCATTATTGATCGAGGCAATGGGGAGTTCACTTCAATGTCCAAAGCACTTTATGAAGAATCTATTGCTAATAATGGATAACTATGAGCCATGCCCTTATGGATGGGGTTACAGTCAAAATGCTGATGGGAAATGGGTTCTAAATGAAACCACTACTGAGTAAAGCAGGACAACAACTTCGTGAGCAGATTGATGATTCATTTCCTGACCGCGACCGCAAAAGCGATGGTTGGATAGGCGATGCCAAACACGCCAGTCGTCCGAGTGACCACAATCCCGATCCGATTAACGGAATCGTCAGGGCTATTGATGTGGATAAGGATTTCGACTCACGCCCCAGCACAGGTGCTTATCTTGCCGACCAAATACGCGAGTGTGCCAAAGCAGGAGATAAACGAATCTCATATGTTATCTATGCAGGCAAAATCGCATCAGCTAAGAAGTCTTGGCGTTGGCGTCCTTACGATGGGATTAACCGCCACGATCATCACATCCATATTTCATTCACTAAAGAAGGCGACCAGAACGGTAGCTGGTTTGATATCCCGATGCTAGGAGCAGACAGATGATGCAAGACCTTAAAACAGCAGCAGGCTCATGGGCTAGAGCATTTTTAGTAGCAGTTCTCTCATTAGCAGCAGCTGGTGTTACAGAGCCAAAGGCGTTAATCGCTGCTGGACTTTCATCATGCTTGCCACCAATCATTCGTTGGTTAAACCCTAACGACTCAGGTTTAGGCATTCAGAAGTAATGACTGCCCTTAACTGGGCGGCTCTAGCAGTTGCAGTTATCTCAATCGTCACAGCCTTTGCAGGATCAATCCGCTGGCTAGTGAAGCATTACTTGAATGAACTAAAACCTAACGGTGGTTCGTCAATGAATGACAGATTGAATCGACTTGAAGGGCGTGTCGAAACAATCATTTCTTTATTGGAGAGGTGACAATTTACACATGGCAAGAAAAGCAACTAAGAAGCTAACGGATGAAGGTTATTCCAAGTTAGATGCGTGGGCTATTGGCGTACATGAAATGTATCGTGCATTACGCAGAGCAGGTTTCCCAG